TCTGTGTCGACATGCGACATTTCGTAAGTCGGGTATTTCATGCCCTGTTGCCTTTCAGTTCTTCAATCAAACGGCTGGCTTCGGCTTTAGTTTCGGGTGCTGGGCCTTGATGATCTAAAGCCCTTAAAAGGTTCATTTGTGCTGGGGTGGGTGCATTAGACGAATTGGCGCCTAGCGACGCTGTACGGGGCTTTTCGGGCTGTCTCACAAGCGTTGCTGGGGCACTGGTTTCTTGACGGTTGCGTACTTCTTCGGCGCTAGCCATCTTCGGGCCGAAACTCATCATTAGACCTAGGACACGGCCCAGGGCGCTGGTGCTTGCGTTCATCTGTTCTGAGTCACGGGTGAAACTGGTTTTGCCTGGGAACGGTTCAAAGCATGTTGCTTGTGCCGGTATCGGGTCGTCAGGTGTACGCCACGCTTGCATGGTGACCGAAATAAAAGTCTTGTCTGCAATGGTGATGACTTCGGGTCGGTTTTCAATTATGCGTAGTTCAGGCCAGCGTTCAAGTGCAGCTGCAAACCGTGTTGGTACGTCGACATAGTTTGACAAGTCCATTAGTTGCCCCTGTTTCTGTCGTAGGCCGTGCGTTCAGCGTTGGTCATGTTTGCCCATTTGTGTAGCTCTGCACAGCGCCTTGATTCGTCTGGTGTCATGTGTAGCCAGTCGCCTGCTTTGCCACAGTTCAAGCAAATGCCTTGCAACAAGTCCTGCATGCGAATGTCATATGGTGTCAGTTCTGTTTTGCATAGTTCACAGATCATTTGAAGCCCCCCCAGGCGCATGGCCACAATGGCGTCTTGTGTCTGCTTAGTCAGATTCGACAAATAGATACCGTGCTCTTCGGCAACATAAGCCAATTCAAAAAGGGCTTTTCTAAGCATTGCGATATCTTCGGTTTGCTTTTCTAACTGCCAGGCGGCGGCCTTCATAGCAATTTCTGCTTTGGCTATCGCCGCAGTCATTTCGGCTAGTTGTTCTGTCATGTCGGGCCTTTCATTTGTCGGGTTTAATTCTACGATAACCAACTGGTGTTGCAGAATAACGCATACGGCGCCTGTCGCCTTCGGAAGTGTTAGCCCAAAACCCTTGTAACGCTTTTTCGGGGAATGACACGGCGTAAGCAAAACACTTGTCGAATACGGTGCAGGCCTCGCAGATTGGTTTGATCACTGCACGGGATTCTGCAGATTCTTTGCCGTTGGTTGGGAAAAATAGGTTGGTGTCTAGTCCACGGCAGTTTGCGAATTGTTGCCAGTCGGGGCGGTCAACATTGAACATGGGTTAGCACATGCTCCATGGGCGCCAACCGCAAGCGCCTTTGGCTTCAAGTTCTGAGTACAGCAAATATGCAAAACGCAGGTTTAGTGTCGGGTCTGACATGGATTCTTCCATAGAGCCAGCAAATACCTGTTCAACATAAGCACGGTGGATTTGGTTAATCTGGGCAACGCCATGGTCATGCCCGTTGAACGCTGGGTGTGTATAACTGACGTTTTGACAGCGGGTTTCTTTCCACAGTAAACGGCCCAGTTTTTCTAGTGTTTCTGTGTTGTTGGGCCAGCCAACAGAAATGGCGCTGGGGAACCATTCCTGGCATTTAGTGTTCGGGTCAAACGGTGCAAGGGTTGTGGTGGGTTGTGTCGAAGTAGTCGTACTGGTGCTGGTTGTTGTGGCCGTTAATTCTTCGGCCCTGTCTTGCAGCTGCTGTGGCGACAGATCGCCCAGGGTGATTGTTGCCGGTACTTCAACAAACGTTTGGGGTGGTGTCTCCTTTTGGAACGCCACCGCCATTGCGGCACACATCAGGTAGGTAAACAGGCCTAAGCCTAAAACACGCTTCACATTCATTTTGGTTTGTCCTTCAGTCGGGGTCAGGTCGGGGTATGTCTACCGATTCGGTAGTGCTATGTCAAGGATTAGGCTACCAAAGCAGGAAAAACCTTGATGGCGTCTAGGGTCGCCTGGGTGTACGTGTCCCCTGGTACATACTGCAGGTGCCATGGTTCAAAGTTCGGGTTTTTAGAGTCTGCGACAGCCCATGTAAAACCGTATTTCAGGGCTTCACAAGTCATAAACCCGTCACCCAGTAGCCAGTTAAGTAGGGCTGAACCTTCATAGCAGTTGGCGGCGTCTATCGCTAAACCCCACCCGTGATCTGAGTTGCCTGGTGTGGCGCAGGGTGCTTTGCCTGGCTTCAAGTAGTACACCTTGCCTTGCCAAATACGGGTTACTTGCGGTACACGGCCCATGTCTTTTGTCGAATAGCGGTCATTAAACAGGGCTAGTTGTTGGCTGTAACTGCGATATGCACCAACCTGGTTAAGTGTTAACCCGTTGAAGTAGGCGGCAAGCTGCAAACAGTTCCATGCCGTAGCGGCGTGTTGTTCTAGTAGCCCAGACGGTTTTTGGATTGTGCGCAGAACTGTGGTTGAAACATACCCGTTTTTTTGTCCTGTCAAATCGGTTGGCATAATGATTGGCAAGACTGGGTATGTGGTCATTAGAAGTCACCTTCAGGTTGCAAGATTCGAATGGTGACTGTGCCGGTGGCTGTGACGCCATATAAAGCGTTTCGTGGTGGTAATACCATTGTTGAAGTGACGTCTTTTTTAGTTACTAAACCTGTTGTGGTGGTGACTGTTGAACCGCCAATGTGGATATCTGAGCCGACTGGTTCAAAGTAAATGGTGCGTGTTGCTGTGGCTGTTGCTGCAATTAGCAGTGTGGGGCTGGTGGTCACGGTGACAACTGAAGCAATCATTTTGTGTCTTTCTTTCGAATAATGGGTTCCACTGGTTTGTTTGTTAAGGCGGAAATCCCGTTTCCTACGGCATATCCGATAACCATGGTGATGATTGGCAGGCCTTGATCTTGATCTATTGCTTTGACAGCGATTAACACGGTCATGCAGATGAGGCCGACTAGGGCGATTAGGGCTTTTGATGGGTTGAAGGTCATGCCCATATCCATACGACTAGCGCAATGGCGAGACCTGCAATAATGGCCAGCGTTTTCATGGTGTATCTGGGAAGTCGGCTTCTGGGCCTGCTGTCCATGTGGCTGGGAAGTCTCGTAGGGCTTGACGGTATGTCGCCCATGCTTGACGGTCTACGGGTGCGTCGGCGACTTGTGTCCAGTCAGACTCTTTTAGTAGGCGGTCACGATGGTTTCGCATGCGTTCGTGCCACCATTCGGCAGGCACTTCGTCGGGGTCAAGCGTTGAAATTAGGTCGTAATTCATCATGTCCTTTCATAAACAAATTTGATTCGTACTTGGTCAGCGTTTCCAAAAGTAACAGGGACAGTAGGTTGCCAAACTGTTGAGGCGTTACCAAACCTAAATTCAAGGGTAGAAACACTACCTATCGCGCTACCCATATATTGAACATAACCAGCAGAAGCGTCAAGTAATTGACCCCACCCTGAACAGTAACCGCCGCTGATTGGAAAAGGTACTGACAACAAATAGCCACCTGCGCCGTAAGTCGTTGTGCTACCAGCAACTAGAAAGATTTCGCCAATAATTAACTTTTGAATTTGAAAATATGAGCCTTGCAAAATCCCGTTACCGATATTGGGGTTTGTAACGCTGGCAGTCCATACGGGCGTGTATGTCTGCGAAACGGCCCCAATGGTGTTAAGCGTCGCCGCAGTTAACACACTGCCCGAAGTCGTTCCTGCTGTCCACTGTGTAGCCATAATGTTTCTCCTTTACCAACCCAAACGGCTGGTATCCAAAATACCTAAAGTAGTCGAATTAAGTGTGAAAAATTGGTAGTACTGCAACGGCGACATACTTAACTTAAACGTGGTTTGTTCAGGCGTCACGTTCAATTCGTAACCTTCGATAACCACCGGCACAGTGACAAGGCTTCCACCAGGCACAGAATATTTAAAATTCCTGACTGGATACCAAAAATTCAATGATTTCAAAGCGTCTTTGTTTTGCATAACATCAGTGAATTCACAAGTGAAATAAAGCGTTGACTGGTCACTAAAATTATTGACAATCCAATCTGAGTTACCCAAAGCCTGCGTGGTGTTGTAATCAACAGTTGACACAGAATAAAACGCTGGGCCGTATGTAGAAACAGAAGCTGCGTTAGTGCTGGTTTGTGCAGCCAAACCGTTTGGTGTTGTTGTTGCCGTGTTAATGAACTGGGCACCGTTCTGATATCTGTTAAAAGTGCTGTACGCAATCTGGTAACTGCCTGGGGTACTGCCAACAGTCGGCCCAATAGAAGTGCCACTAGGGTCAAGACTTGAAATGTCACCACGGCCTAAAAAGTAAATGCTTGAAATGTACTGGTAAACAATTCCACGTTCAGTCATTGCTAAATAGTTCAGATAGTTAAGAATTGAACCTGTGTAAGTAGTGCTGGCCGCTATAGAACTTCCTGTGCCAACGTTTGCAATAGTCATTGCGGTTGGTAATAAATATGGAAAATAGGTTTGGAATTGTTGGCAGGTGCCTGTTTGTGGCAATGAAAGATTGGTTGCTTGTATTCGACCTGCGGCACCTAGCCAGTCGACTGCTGTGATAGTTGCCGTGTTTAATCCTGTGTTGCCTGGGTAATCAGTGAACGTTATTTCTTGAACCCAAAAATTGCTGTTGTAAACGTTCTGCATTTCAATGAGTCCGTAGGCAGATATTTGGTCACCATATTTGATGTTGGCCGCATAGTTGCTTGCGTTGTTGATTGTCAAAGACAATGTGCCACTGCTGTAGGAATCTAGATATTTTTCTCTACCTTGACGAATGTTTAGTGACAGAACTTTGCTGGTTATGTTTGTGTAAACGCCTGTGTTTGGGTTAATTGTGTTAATTGTCCATTCAAGTTTTGTCATCACATTGCCCTAGTGTTTAGCGGTACTGGGCCTGACTGGCGCACATACTGCTGTAAGGCTCGCACAATGCTGTTGGGGTCTCCACCGTTCACATTGACAGTGATACCGCCACCGCCGCCCAAACCAAACTGACCCATTTTTGACAGCGGTATAACGGCTTCAGGGCCACGGCCTTCACCAATCATTGCCAGGGTTGGGCCTGTCACTATGCCACCTTCGGCAAGCATGGGAATGTCTGGTACATCGAAACCTTTGCCACCAATACCAGGCACCCAACTGGGGACACTAAAAGACAGTTTGCCTACTGTGTTGTTCCACAGTTTGGCTATCGCATTAAACGCTGTTTTGAATGGGCCAAAAATGACGTCAGCAACACCACCCATGATTGTACCAATGCCCGTTTTCATGACACCTAAGAAATTCCAAATGTCATCTTTAAACTTCATGACAAAAGCAAGCGCCCAACCAAACGGCCCAGTAAGAACTGCGAGCAGTAACGGCCAGTTGTTTTTCACCCAATCAAAAACAAATTTGATGGCGCCCCAAAGTTTGTCAAATCCAATTTTGATTGCGTCAATGGCAATACCAAAAATGTCAAACTTCATTTGCAAAGCAATCAGGGCGGCAATGATTCCCAAAATAACGACTGCACCAGTGGCCACCCACAAGGCACTAAACGATGTCGCAAGGATTGCGTTTACAGCAGAAGTGATTACGGTTAAGGCGTTCCATGCGGCCATGGCGGCGTTAGTCAAAACGACAGCTGCGGCAATGCCACCAATGACAGCACCCAGGGTGACAACCAAACCAACATTGTTACTAATCCAATCACCCATGGCCTGAAACGCTGGCAACAGTTTTTCTACTATTGGCAAGATTGCCGCACCAACAGATTCTTTGAATTCGCCCATCTGAATAGAAAACGATTTCATTTTGCCTGAAGCAGTGTTAGCGGCAGTCGAAGCCTGACCTTTAAAAGTTTCGCCCAATGCGGCAAACACTTCATCAGTAGTTGCGCCGTTTTCAATCAAACCTGCCAGGGCTGGGTCAAGTTTCTTCAACGGGCCTAGTTGCCCGTTAAAAGCCTTTGACAGGGCGTCAGATACAGCACCTAAGTCTTTGCCTGTACCGGCGGAAATGTCTAGCGCCAGTCCTAGTAAGTCTTGTGCTTTGGTGACGTCACCAGTACCACGGACAAGTTTGTCTAACGCTGGGCGTAACTCATCGTCAGACACAGCGGCGGCTATTGAAGTTTGAGTAATAAACTTTTCTACGCTGGCAATTTGGGCGTCAGTTGCACCCGTGGTGTTTTGAAGGCTTGTAGCAAGTAACTGTGCGGCCTTGTCATCTTCCATGAACGCTTTGACGGCGTCGCCACCTGCAACCGCTAAAAAACCCAAAGCGGCAGTTGCTGGCACTGCGGCTTTACTAATAGCAAACTGGGCTTTTTGTCCTGCTGTCTCAAGGTTTTTAAATTCCCTAATTGCACGGTCAATGCCTTTAGCGTTTAGTTCTGTGACTATCGGAATAGAAATAGCCATTAGATCACCTTCATATGTTGGTTAACGCTACGCATAATTTCTTCAATCAACTTTTTCATGTTGTCTTGCAGCTCAGGTGCGGCACGTTCGTACGACTTCCACATGACACGGCTAGGGCTACCAAATCTGGCGCCCAGTACAGTAATCATTTGTTCACCTTGTGGGGTTTTAGCACGGCCTGACAAGTCGAACAGTGCGGCGCCTTTGCTGTTCCATTTCAAACCAAACGTGTTGGCTTTAGATTTCTTGCCTGACACAAACGGTTTAATAAGTTTGGCTTGTTTTTCACCATTCCACGGCAAAAGGCTGGTGGGGTCGGGTGCGGCTTTGCTGTACAAATCTCTTTGAGTACCACGGCCCACAAGGCGTGACGTCTGCCCTTTGGCTTCGGCTTTGGCTTGACCACCAACGTTGTATTGGCGTTTCCAACCTGACATTGGGGCGGTACCAGGCAAATGGGCTTGTGCGTCTTTAACGATTGGTTCAACGATTGCGGCGTATTGCCGTGTGATCTCACGCCGATAAGTTTTGTCGACACCGTTTAAATATGCCAACGCTTCTTTAACACCTACAACTTGCAGTGTTGTGTTGACATACGACATGGCTACTTTCGGCTTTCGTTGATGACCTTTATAACTGTTGTCAGGTCGTTAATGTCAAACTCTACTTCAGGTGGCCAGTACCCTGTCGCCGCAAGCAGTTGCGCTAGTGCGTGTCGGTAGGTACTGGCAAGGTAGGGCGGTCGGGTTCATCGCTGACTACTTCAAGCACCACCAGTTTCTTAATGAAGTCATCTAGCACCACCGGCACGACAACGCCGTGTTGTTGGCATGCCTGGTGGGCTAAATACGCCAAGTCTTCAATACCAATGCCGTTGGACATGTCTGAAGCCTTACGCTTGAATTTGCGTTCCCACGAAACGATTGTGAAAAGGTTGGTGCTTACTTCGACTGGGCCTTCGCCCTGGTCGACTCTAAGTGTTAGTTGCATGTCGGGCCTTTGCTGTTGTGGTTGCTAGATCAGGAAACAATGGTGGAAAGAACGCCACCCTTAAAGGTAATGCTGATGGTGCTTAATTCGCCCATGGTCGCATTTATGACTGGCAAACTTTCAAGATACGCCCCTACCAATTCGAAGCGGGGTTCCGTTGGGCTGGCCGTGGTCAACCCTGCAACAGTGTTTGAAACTTTCACTGTGGTGGTGGTGCCAACTAGAGCTGCGAGAGTTGCGTACGTTTCGGCGGCGGCATAACTCATGTACAAATCAAGGGTGATTTCTTGATTAAAAAGGCCTGAAACAAACACCCGTGAAGTGCCGCCAAATGCGGTTGCTTCGAGAGCTTCGGCCATGTTGGTGACCGTGGCGCTGGTGCATTGGTCGGTCAATGAAACGCTGTTGACCATTACGCCTGGGTTTGAAAGGTATGTCGAAGTTGCCATGAGGTTTAATCCTTCTTTGTGTGTGCTTTAGTTTTAGCAGATTTTGGGGCTGGGCTGTCGCTAGGTTTCTCATCAGATTTGATAAACCCGTGAGCTAGTAACGCTTCGATGTTTGTACCGGCACCAGGAACAAACTCTGCGCCTACTGTCCCGATTCTGTCGCTAATGATTGTGTATTTCATGGGTCAACCTGTCTGTGCTTGTACGTCAATGGATAGGTCATATGCGGCAAAAGTTTGGCCGCCAATTGGGATATAGCCAGGGCGCCCAGACTTAACTGCCACATTCTTTGCTAGCACCTGCGCACACATGCTTAAAACGTTGCGTAAGCCGTCAAGATTGCCTGGCCCTAGTGTTACTACTTTTACCGAAAAATTCATGGTAACGATGTTGTAGTTAAAGGCGTCAAAACTGGGGGCGTCAATAAACACGCATGGTGGGTTGATCTTCTCAGGGTCGAAGACAACACGCATGCCAGTGATCGTGGCAAGGGTGGTTGCCAAATCGTCTATGGCCTCATTGAACAGGTCAGTGTAAACAGTCATCAGGCAACCGCTGGCCG